AGTATATGCTCGCCTCCCATTCCTGTGGCCCAATCTCCACTAATTTTGTTTTAACGTGATTGAATAAGTATCTATGCACGGTCTTTTCAACCAATGGTACCTTCGCAACCTTATTCCAGTTAATGTCGAACAAATCTTTCTCTGTCAATAGTGCTGGATCCTTTTTACCTGTAAACTTTAACATCGCCGTAAAGAACTTATCTCTATTGGCGGGTGATAGATAATGTACATTAAGCCCAAGAAAGCCATCTTTATAAGGCTTAACTAGAATGATTAATGGAAACTTATCGTAATATGGTAATGTTTTCTTCCCCTTGGGGTCATAACCGTATGTGTACATGCCACCAACTCTAGGCTTTGTAACTTCTTTAAATTTAGAAGTAGTCTTCTCTATCTGGTCATTAAACCATTTCATTGAAGAGCCGGCATCTTTCTTGTTTATTTTAGTCTTTAAAACATTCTTTTTAATGGCTTGAGTTGTTAGCTTAATACTAGCACTCTTGGTCGCCATTTTAGTGGTTTTACCCCTAGATCCAACCCTTGCCCATTGCGCGCCCAACCACCGGTAATTATTACCCTTTAATAATACTTCAGTGCCAATTTTTAATTTTGTAGCCATATATTATATTTATATCATCTCATCAATTGTTTTTCCGTTAAAATGATGAAAGTCCAACCCTTTTTGACACTATATTGCCTTGCACTCTTCCACTTGGCTTGATTTACTAGATATGCAGATACTTGATTAATATATGACTTTGTCTTCCTACCAGACTTCGGTAGTTTTGGTGGCCGTGTCTGTGCGAGAGGTTTTATTTCAGCAAGAAACATGGCTCCATCTTTCTTCTTTAACCATAGGTCTACAAAGTATCTGTGCATTCTTCCGTCTAACGGCGACCTGTACGGTACTATAACCTCTTCTGAGTTCCATTCGACAATATCGGGTGATTTATCGAGCCACTCGAACGCCGTTCTCTCCCAAGATGAACGATAAATGATATTACTATAATCACCTTTATACTTATTCTCATTAAGTGGTGCCCATCTTCCTTGAATAAACTTCGCCATAATGTGATAAATATAATATAGTACAATTAATATTTATAGGGACTTTATGGCCATCATTAAATCATCTTCAATCCACACCAGAGCAATAGATGAAGTTACCGAAACACCGACAACAACTTCATTGCAGTACCCATCAGGTTCATTTAATCATAAAATTGTTTTTAGAATTATTACTAAAAAGGGAATGGAGGGTGCTAAAACCGCTACAAAGGGTAGTGATAAAGCAAAAGTTGAAAAATTATTAAATCATACATCGAATGTAATTGTATTGGCACACCCTAATGAATTAACTTCATCATATAGTCAGAATTGGGATAGTGGCGATGGTTATTATAATACTGCCGGTGATAAAGCAATGGATGCCAATATCGATTTGTTTGATATGGCGGACACCTTAGGTGGTAGTCTATTAAAACAGGCGATTGCAGGTGCTAGTAGAGGTATTGGTTCTCTAATATTGGCCGATGATATTAGTTTAAGTCAAGGCGTTGCCATCAATCCGTTTCTTGGTGTATCATATAAATCACCAAGCCTTAGAACTATTGAGTACTCATTCCCTATGCAACCTAAGAATAGGAAAGAAGTTGAAGATTGTTTGGCTATCATTCACGCGTTTAAGTGGCACTCATCACCAGAATATGCTGGCAATGCGGCCAATAAAGCAGCTAAAGCAGCTAAAGAAGCTGGTGTAGAAGACACTGGTAAGATTGAAGAATTTGAGGGTATTATCGATAAAGCGATATTAAAATATCCAGACTTCTTCTTTATGGAGTCTTATATGGGGGTTGAAAAAAATGAAACAATCCCAAGATTTGGACCGGCGGTGTGCACAAATGTTAGTACAAATTACTCCCCTCAAGGATTGTGGAGAACATTTGAAAGTGGTGCTCCGGTCAATATGCTGCTTTCGTTATCATTCCAAGAAATGGAAATTGTAACACGCGAAAGATTAAAGGAGGGATACTAATGAAGTTATTTGATATACATAATACAATCACATATGATGGTAGAGATATTACAAACATACTTAAGCGTGTTATGGTGCCTAATATTATTAAAGAGCAGGGTACTGCATTTTACAATTATATTATACAGGATGGTGACACACCAGAAGCATTGGCTTATAAATTATATGATGATGTTAATAAGCATTGGATTATTTTAGCACTGAATGATATTATAGACCCACACTTCGATTGGCTTCTATCCGAAAATGAAGTGTGGTCTTTAACTGAAAGCAAATATGGATTGGGTAATGAGGATAGTATACATCACTATATAGATGATACAGAAGAACCAGTATGGGATGATAGAAGCAATGATCCGAGCGGTAATGCGCTAACATCCATTACTAATATTGTACATGAAATTAATGAGAATGAAAAGAAGAGAGAAATAAAAATACTTCATCAACGGTATGTAAAACAATTTGAAAAAGAATATAAGGCAGTGATTAGTGAGTGATCTACAACAAGAGGATAGTTATAATTTAGCTTCCGTAAAACTTACCAACACTTGGGGTCATGAGACTCAGATAGGGTATATGATCGAAGGCATAGACATCTATGAGTCTGTGTTCACCAACGGCACTAAAGGCTCTATTGTTATATCCGACAACATCGGTTTGATTGAAAGTCTACCATTCCTGGGTGAGGAGACTATTGAAATAGATTTCTATGTTTGGGAAGGTGATAACTATACAAAAACATTCAATGTTTATTCCATTGAATCTGTAGATATTGTTAAAGGTAATATGAAGACCTATATTCTTAATTTTATTTCAAGTGAAGTGGAGCTTAATAAGAATACTCGTATAAGTAAGGCTTGGAAGGGTGTTACAAATGATGAAATTGTATCCGATATCTTTACAGATTTTTCAATGTCTATATTTTATGCAGAGCCCTGCATCACTTCTTCGAGATTGGTAGTACCTAACTGGACACCTTTTAGAACTATGCAATGGTTGGCGGAGAACTCTGTAACAGAAAATGGCGCTTCCGATATTGTATTCTATGAGAATAAGTATGGTTGGTGGTGGCAGTCTCTATCTAAGATGAAGGAAAAGAAACATGCCGCATTTCTTCACTACTTAGGCTTTAAAGAGAAGACTAATAATAATAGAAATAGTATTAGAACTTTAAGTGCTCCGCAATTATTCAATACATTCAATAATACCAAGGGTGGTTTATACGGATCTACTACATATAATCACTCAATTATTAATAAGAGTTTGGTGACGAATTACCTTTACGCCGGTGCAGAAGAACGAATTATGGAGTCTAGTAAATTAGGTAAAAATCCCCCCATGGCGAATAGAGGTCTTCCGGATAATTTTGAAGAGGATAAACTTCACACCAATTCAAGTAAGATTAGCGATGCGTTATCGGATTTAAGTACATTTAAAGGTAAACTTGATTATCAAAGCGTTGACCCAGAAACTGTATATCACAAGAAAGAACATAACTTAATGAGAGATTCAACTCTACAAGGCATGAATACACAGATTATTAATGTTGAAGTTGCTGGTGATCCTGGTAGAATGTGTGGCAATCCAATTACATTGATGGTTGGTTCCATGATAGATAATATCAAGGGCGCTCAAGAAATTGATGATTTATATTCCGGTGTTTATCTAATGACGGCGATACATCATTCATTGACTAAAGAGAATTACACACAAATAATAGAATTAAGATCAGATTCTATTGATAGAAAGGTGGGCGAATAATGTTTCAAGGAATGAATGGATTTATTTGGTTCTGGGGTGTGGTTGAAGACCGCAAAGACCCGAGCATGCTTGGCCGCATTAAAGTGCGCATACACGTTCTACACACAGAAGATAAAGTGGATATTCCAACGGAAAATTTAATGTGGGCATATCCATTATCGCCGATCACATCCGCTAATATGAACGGTATTGGCACCACACCACTGGGTGTAGTCGAAGGTACTTGGGTGATGGGATTCTTTAGAGATGGTGAGAATATGCAAGATCCTATCATCATGGGTACTACCGGTGGTGTTCCTAAAGAAGTTGCTAAGCCGGATATGGGATTCAATGATCCGAATGGTGTTTATCCCAAAGAAAAATACATAGTAGAACCAGATCTTAATAGATTGGCGAGGGGTGAGGTTGATGAATGGATTGACCCAAATGACCACGTCGGTGCACTGTCTAAAATATCCGAGACTATTGTAAAGACTAAACGTGACGTGCGGCTTGAAGATGGTGATATTCCCATTGGTATGGGCAGAGACGGTAGTAATGGAGAGGGGGTATGGACAGAACCAGAGATTCCATACGCCGCCAAGTACCCATATAATCATGTTAAGGAAACAGAGTCTGGTCATATTGAAGAGTTTGATGATACCCTAGGTGCCGAAAGAATTCATACATACCATACATCGGGTACATTTAAAGAAATACACCCCGATGGTACTATTGTAGAAAAGATAGTTAAAGACAAGTACGAAATTATATACGGGGACGAATCAATTCACATTAAGGGAAATGTAACCATCACCGTTGATGGCGATGTTAATCTTTACACGAAGGGTACATTGAATGAGCAGATTGACGGAGATTATCATAGACATGTTAAGGGAAACTTTATAGAAATGGTTGATGGTAGTGTTGATAGAAGCATTGGCGGTACATTCGATCAAGTATCGGGTGGAGTTAATACAACCATTGCACCTAAGATTGACTTAAACCCATAGGAGAATTATGGCAACTGATTATCAAAGTATTGTAGACGGTGGATTATCAAATGTAGTAGATAACGTGGACAAGTTCATTGAATATCCAGGTCAGGATAAATTAGATTCATTGACTGGATTGAGTGATACTTTTTCTGCTTCATCTGCGTTCGGGTATGATTCAATCAATGACTTGGATACATCCTCTTTCTCTGAGTCTGAACAGATAAGAATTACAGATTCATTAACTAGAATGGATACTATGTCTGACGCCAATAGAGATTGCATGGAACAGGTCGGTGGTTATATTGCAGATGCTCTATCCAATTTTATGCCAACCACATCTATTTTAGATGCTTTTAAATCAAATAATGGTATTACCGATTGTGAATATGGTCTCGGTGTTCTATTAGCCTCTGAAACGCATCTTGATGATTATCTAGGTGCCTTTGACACTTCGGTATTATCAAATACATTTGGTCGAATGGTCAATAACATCGCTGGTGGTATTGATTCAACCCTAGATTTTCTGAGTGATTTGGATATTATTGACGCGGCTTTGGATGCTTTAGAGGGTGCTTGTGAAATATTAAAGGCGGCAATGCTTGCTTTGGTGGCAATAGCGGCTGGAATATTGGATGCTGCACTTGCCTTCCTATCAAATTTAGGTCTTCTGGGTAGATTAAGCTTGGGTGAGTGTGTTGAAGAATTCCTACCCGAGGGTGCCAGTGCTGTTATGGATCAAATCAATAATCAACTAGCCGGAATTGAAAGCATACCATCAATTGCTTCTGATACAATAATTGATAATGTTGTATCACTTTCACCACTATCAAGTTCTAGTTCTAGGTCATCGACTAATTGGATCGATTCAAGCACTGTTATAAACAAAACAAAATCTAGTGGTAATACACAACTATATGACCGAATGTCAAATAAAATAAATAATTTTTCATCTTCAAGTAGTTCAAGCTCTGGAAGTGGATATACTTCTTCAAGTCTATCAGGATCACCCGCGGCGAGTGTTAGTAGGATAGTATCATATACTAGAGAATCATTGACTTATAATCCAATCACACGGAATTGGGAATAATGCCAGGAGCGGTAAGACTATCCGATAGTTGCACCGGCCACGGATGTTGGCCATCACGAGTAAATGATACAGCGTCCGGTGATGTATTCGCGAATAGTAGAGGAGCACATAGAACGGGTGATCACTGGGTAACTCATTGTTGTACAGCACCACCATTTCCATGTCATGATTCATCTCAGGTGACGGGAAGCCCTAATGTATTTGTTAATGGCAGAGCATGGGCTAGAATTGGAGATGCAGTGGCGTGTGGATCTAGTAACGCGACTGGTTCTGGAAACGTTATTGTAAATGGATAAATAGAATATATGGAAAGTTTAAATAAAACAAGAGTATGGTTAGATGTTGATAGTGATTTTACACGACATCCCTATACTAATGATGTAGGTAAGTTTATTAATGAAGAGGCGGTAAAGCAGTCTTTCTTTAATTTACTATCAACAAAATATGGTGAAAGACCATTTCAGCCGTGGATAGGTAGCGGTGTACATGAAATTCTTTTTGAAAACATGGACGAATCTACCGCATTACTTCTTCAATATAAAATTGAAGATGTGATAAATAACCATGAACCAAGGATGATTTTACACGAAGTTTCAGCAATACCTAATTACAATGCCAACGCATATGAAATTACGGTAGGCTTCTCCGTTGTGAATCAACCAGAACCTTTAGAAATAACATTACAATTGGAGCGAATAAGATAATGGCAACTAAAACAGTACAAGACCTAGCATTGGAGAGTACACCAGCAGGCGGTGACCACGTAATTATCGATGACGGCACAACTACAAGGAAAGCCACCGTTGCTTCAGTTGTAAGTGCCGGAGTTGATTTATCAGC